GCGCAGCGGCGGCGGACGCTTCCGCTGCGGCGCGCTGCTTCTCTTCCTGCTGCTTGTCGAAGTCGACCACAGCGACCGGGCCGGTCGGCGTGTACACCGCGTTGCCCATGCCGATCGGATCGTCACCGCGCGACTGGCGGATCTCGTCGACGCTCTTCGTCCCGTTCTTGACGTTGTAGTCGTCGATCTGCGTCGCGATCAGCGGGTCGAGCTCTTCGGCCTGGTCCCACTCGAATTCGAGGTCCTGCCAGCCGAAGTACTTCCAGACGATGTAATTGACCAGGTTGCGGATCCAGTTCATCCGCGGCAGTAGCCCTTCCTGTTTCGCCTCTTCCTTCGCGTTGTCCGCCGTCGCCCGGTTCATCTGCCGGATGAACGGCGTCGGCGCGGTCGAGAACGCGAAGCAGATCACGCGGGCCAGCCACTCGTCGTACTCGTCCTTAAGCGCGAGCGGCTTCGTGTCGTGCGGCGTGATGCCGCCCGGGATGAAACGGCCATGCTTCTTCGTGCCACCGACGGTCAGCGAGTCCCACCACGTCTGGAACTGCTTGATCTGGTCCAGCTGCCAGCTGTCCGGCACGCCGAACAGCAGGTCGGGCACGTTGCCCTCGGTGTAGTACGACAGCTGGTTCAGCGCGCGGCGGATCGAAATGTTGACGGTCATCAGCACCTGCTCGACCGGGCTATACCCGTAGATCTTGTTCGTGCGCGGGTTGCGCGGCCGATAGATCAGCTCGTCGCGCGTGTAGTCGACCGCCTGGATGCCCTTCAGGATCTGCTGGTACGCCGGGTTCGGCGGCAGCGGCGTGCGGCCGTTCGGCAGGATGAAGCGCTTGATCGTCGAGCCGTCCATCGGCTCNTCGTGCGGCGTGATGCCGCCCGGGATGAAACGGCCCTGCTTCTTCGTGCCACCGACGGTCAGCGAGTCCCACCACGTCTGGAACTGCTTGATCTGGTCCGGCTGCCAGCTGTCCGGCACGCCGAACAGCAGGTCGGGCACGTTGCCCTCGGTGTAGTACGACAGCTGGTTCAGCGCGCGGCGGATCGAAATGTTGACGCTCGTCAGCACCTGCTCGACCGGGCTGTACCCGTAGATCTTGTTCGTGCGCGGGTTGCGCGGCCGATAGATCAGCTCGTCGCGCGTGTAGTCGACCGCCTGGATGCCCTTCAGGATCTGCTGGTACGCCGGGTTCGGCGGCAGCGGGGTGCGGCCGTTCGGCAGGATGAAGCGCTTGATCGTCGAGCCGTCCATCGGCTCGAAGCCGTACCAGTCGCTGAGCGTGCCGCTCGGCGCCACGTCGCCGCCCTTCGTCTTCAGCGGGTACAGCGTCGGAGCGTCGATGACGAACAGGTCCTCGAGCAGCATGCGCAGCCACTCGTCCCACGTGTGCTCCTTGTCCGGCATCTGGAAGAAGTCGGTGAGCTGCTTGCAGCGTTCGTCCGGCTTCTTCTTCGGGTCGCGCGGCTTGAACTTCCACTTCAGCGCCGCGAGGTTGTCCTTCTCGTTCTCGATGACGAGCCGGAGGATGTCGCAGTTGTCCGCCAGCGCGCGCAGTTGATCGAACGAAACCTGCTCGTACGTCCGCGCACGCGGGATCAGGTTGACGTTGACCGGGAAATCGAACTGGCGCCCGCGCGTCTGCGCGCCGGGGAACTCGGTCAGCGGCGGCAGACCCGGTCCCGGTGACATCCACGCAGTATTCGTGCCCTGGATCACGTAGCGCGAATCGACGACGCCGTAGTTCGGCGTTTGGCCCGTGGCGCGCCCTACCATCGCGCTATCGATGGGGGTTTCCTTGCCGCCGTCAGGCATCTCCTGCTCCTAGATGGGTTACTTGTTGCCGTTGGCGGCTTTCTTCGCTGCCTCGGCGTCGGCCGCCTGCTGCTGCATGAACGCGAACAGCCCGGTACCCGGCGCGATCTTGATCGCGTGGGCATAGACCAGCGAGTCGCCTTTGTCCGGCGATCGCTTGATCCGCTTGATGATTTCTTCCTTCGCCTCGATCTGGATGCCGCGGGCGGTCAGCTTCCAGCGCGGCGTCGTCAGGTCGGCGAGCAGTTCGGGATCCGGCGGAATCGCCAGTTCGTCGCCGCCGACCGGATCGAGCGCTTCGCGCAACTTCCAGTACCACTCGGCGCGCGCGTTGACGAATGCGAGCTGGCCGGACTTGTCGCGTGCGTCGGAGCCTTCGGCGCCGTTCATCGCGACCGCCTTCATCCCAATCTTCTCGGCGAGCACGTCATACGGCGAGGTGCCAACGCCGCCGATGTCGATGTTCACCGTTGCGTCATCGCGGCGCATGTTCATGACCAGCGTCGCGACCGCCTGCCCATTCGGCGTCGACTGCCCGGGCTCGCACACCGGCGTGTCGAAGTAGTTGTCGAAGCGCGGCGTCGCGACCGTCTTGTCCTTGCCGCCGCGTGCGACGTCAACGCCGATCGCCGTCATCGGCGTCATCGGCTTCTCGCGCTGCTTCCAGCGCTCCTGCGCGGCCTTCACCCACGCGCTCGGGATCACTTGGAATGCGCTGTCCTCGCGGCCCGCTGCGAAGTCGCCCTTCAGCATCTTCGAGCGCAGCGGTTCGGGCAGAGCCTGCAGCTTCGCAACGTAGCCGGTGCCGGCGTAGTACGGGTTGTCCGTCACGCGGGCCGGAATGAACGTGCGCGACTGCGGTGTGTAGGTCTCCTCGCCGCGCTTTACCGGAGCCGGGCTGTCGACCTCGATGTGCTCGTCGCCGACGATGATGTACCAGCGCAGCTCGCCTGGCTTGGCCTGGTTCGGGTGGTTCGGGTCGAGCCACGGCGCGAACCATTTCAGCAGCCAGTCGCCCTCCGGATCGGTCGGCGGGTTCGAGCAGAGCAGCAGCTGGCACTTCTGGTCCTGATGCTCGGTCCGGATCCACGTCGTCAGGAACTGGACGAACGCTGCGGGGAAGTTCGCCGCCTCGTCGAAGACCAGTAGGTCGTGCGGCCGACCCTGCAGCTTCTTGAGATCCTTCTCGTGCTGCACTGAGCCAAACCGGATGAACCGGCTCTTCTTCTCGAAGTTGCAGCGCCACCAGCCCTTTTCGTTGTAGCTGCCGTGCGCGCTAAACATTTCCTTCGAACGCTCGACCATGCCCTCGAGCTGCGGGAACTCTCGGCGCAGGATCAGCGACCGCCGGTGCTTCGTCAGCGCCTTCCCCAGCGCGAGGTCGGATTTACCGCCGCCCGCCGCGCCGCCGTATAGGATCAGGTCGGCGTCACACTCATACGCCTGGCTCTGCGGGCCCGGCAGCGGAATCCACTTCTGGCTCTGCAACAGAAGCCTGTCCAGCTCGTCGCGCTCTTGCTGCGTCAAGTAGGGCAGTAATTCGGCTAGCTCGTTCGGCGTCGGAGAGTTCATGGGTTTCGATAGGGCCGCCGTTGCGGCCGGTGATCTCCGTCTTCGTCACATCGCGCCACTTCTCGGGCTGCCGGTTCTTCAGCCAGAAGATCGCGGCCGTCGTATCCGGCGGGTAGTGCTTCCGGATCTTCGTCTTTCGCAGCTTGCCGCCGATCACTCGCAGGTCGAGGTCGTCGTGCTCGTAGCCTTTCGCTCGGTTGAAGAGGCTGTCCGCGATCTCAGCGTCCGCGAGCGACTTGCCGCTTTTTATGGACTGTAAAAACTCCGGATGCTGACGCTTCCAGTTGTTCAGCGTCTTCTCGGCCACCCCGAAGAAGTCGGACAGTTCGGAGTCGGTCGCACCGAGCTTCGTTAGCTTCGCGGCCTGCTCGGCGTACTCCGGGCGATACGAGCTGGGACGACCGCCTTTCGGCTTCGTCGCTGGTTTGGTTGGAGTACCCATGGCATGAGGAAGAACGTTTCTCTCAGCCCGCGGGCGGCGAGCATGATCTACCGGCGAGCCGCCGGGCGTGGAAAACAAAAAGCCCGCGACCGGTTTCCCGGTGCGGGCGAACTCTGGTCCGAAGACCTGAGAGGAGACACGTTGAGAGCGGCCGGCGCCAGTACCCGGCAGGCAGAGAGGCGCAATTCGCTCTCACAGCGTGGCCCGGTTCCCCGTCGATGATCAGTCGACATCGCCAGCCGGGGACGTGCGCACGATCCGGCCGAAGACCACGCTGTGAAAGCGCCCGTATCGCAGGGCCAGCGGCACGCTATGGGCGCTGCACCCGGGATGCCCTTCCCGGCAGTGTGTTGAGGCGTTCGTCTCGTCGGTGCCTTCACCTGGTTAGCGAGGGTGGGTGCTCCTCAACCATCGGGCCAGTCTGAACCCATGCGGACTGTCGCGCCGCTCCTGCGTGGGCCTACAGCAGCCCCTTCAGCTCGTCGACGAGCGCCTTTGCGTCGTCGGACAGCGGCAGGCCCGGCGCGCCGGCGATCGCGCGCTTCAGCGCGTCGATGTGCTGGTGCAGCCACGCCATCAGGTTGTGCTCGTCGGTCTGGCCGGCGTCGAACGCGCGGCGACCGAGCTGCTCGACGCGGGGCAGCAGTGGCACGGCGACCACGGTGGCCGTATCAGCGAGCAGTGTGACCTCGCCACTGGCGATCTGTTCGCCGGCCGGTACGGCATCGGTACTCAACAGCTCATTCAATGCTGGCGCGCCATCAGCGCCAGCGGCTGCGCCGGTCGTACCATCCGTCAGCGCGCTCGCGGTCGCGGCGGATTGCGTCCAGCCGGCATCCGCCGCCGCAGGCGCAGCCGAACCGAACTCCCCCACCGGAGCGGCGCCAGCGTCCGTCGGGAAGGCCAGCTCCGTCGACGACGGCGCGGCATCTGCCGTTGCGCCGACGCCGGCATTCGTTGCGCCATCGGCGCCTTGCGTTGCATTGAGGTCGGACATCGCCTCGTCTCCTGGTCGTGGAATGAAAAAAGCCCGCGGACTCTCGTCGCGCGGGCTTTCTGGGCTGTCAGTGATCCTACGATGCCGGATACGATAAACCCATCCGCCACATTCTCCTAATTATTTCGGCGCAAATCCTTGATGCATAAGGGTTTCCTGAAATTTTCAGGCGATCACCTCTTAATCAGCCGCCCTGCGGCTCCATCGCAATATCACAAGGATCACGCGGCGCATGCCCGATCCATACCTGGTTGTCGAAGCAGATCGGGAAGTACACCCACTTCCGCCCCCACGCCGTGAATGGTGGCGCATCGCTATAGACAAACGGCAGGCGCAGGCCATTCTCGTCAAGGGTGCACACCCGTTCGTCGAAGTTCTCGCCGTCCTCTTCCATCGCTTCTCGAAGCATCCCGTACCACTCCATCGTTCTCGGCATCTCGGCCTCCAGTGTGGCGATCGTGGCTATGCTACTTCCTCTTCGCTGGCCGCGCATACGAGCTCGTCGCGCACGAATAGCGGCGTCAGCATGTCGTACGCGCGGTTCTCCATCGCGCGCAGCTGCAGGCGGATCTGCTGCGCCGCGCGCTCGAGCGTGCGGACCGGCACGCCGGTTTGAGCCGCTATGTACTTGAACGTCTTCTCCGGGTCGCGCTCGTCTTTCGGCAGCGACTGCTCGGCGACCAGGTAGCGCACCGCGTTCAGGTTCGTGAGGTTCAGCGTCGCGCGCAGCTTCTTCGACGTCCAGATGACGCCCTCCTTCCGCTGCGTGCCGCGCGCGTAACGCACCCAGATTGCGTGGCGCTCGGCCGGCGGCAGCTGGTGCAGCACGGCGGCAGTGATCATCGCGCACTGGCCGCGCACCTCGAGCGGCGACAGGCCGGCGAAGTTCACGGTACCGTCGGCGCTCCCGTACAGGTAGTCGAGAAAGGCGGCCTGCCGGCGATTCAGCGTGCCGATTGACTCGATGATGCGAATCAAGGTTAATCGGAGACCATTCTTCTCGCGCACCGGTTCGCTCATTACCAGATATGCGACGTGCAATGCCTGTTGTGTGGATCGAAAAATTGCGTCCATATTATTCGTGCCTCGCGAATTCACCATAAATCGATTCAGCCGCAGCGCGGCGCGCCGCCACCGCAAGTTCGAACGTGTCGAACGTGCCTAGATGCTTGCGCTTGCCAGCGATATTCACGTACGCTACCCACCGGTCCCCGTCTCGCCTGACGCCTTTTGCGCCGGAGGTATTATTTCGTTGGATTTTCGAGTTAGCCTTATTTTGGCTGCGAGTCGATGCTCTTAAATTACCGATTCCGTCGCCATTCCTAACGCCTTCTCGATGATCGATCTCTCGCGGCGGTTCCTCCCCATAGAAATGCATCCACGCCAATCGATGAGCCCCGTATGAACGCCCGTCAATTCGAATATATCGATAGCCTTGTTCGTCGACGTGGCCAGCAATATCCCCGGCTTTTGATCTGCGGCTCATCCGACGCTTCCAGCGAAACGTCCCGCTGACAGGATCGTAATCAAGGACCTCGCGAACACGTTCGACGGTCAAAGCGCCACCCTTTCCGGTCACGCGTCCTCCTCGCCGGTCATGCCGAGGAACCGGTAGTCGACGCCGCGCCTAGGCTCCTCGTGGCTGGCCGCGCCCGACTCGGCGGCGAATTTCTTGATCCAGTCTTGATGTCGGTCTACGGATCGCCCGAAATCCAGTATGAGCATCTCCCGGCGCAGCTCGTCGAGTTCCGCCAGTTCGCGCCGCGCGACCAGTCGTTTCAGCCATTCGAGCATGCCGTTTCTCCTTTCGTGGCGGGGTGCCAGATTTCCCAAACTTGCCGCGCGTGGTCGAACGCCATTTCCATAGTGCTGAAGCCCCACTCGATACCGACCACGCCGAAAATTATCGAAAAGGATTCGTACCGAACTCGCCATTCGTTCGCGCCGCGATCGCGCCAGATGTGGATCGTGCGCCTGCGCTGGGTCAGTCCCATTCGACACCTCGCTGCGCGGCCCACGCCTGCGTGCGCGTGATCAGGTCCGCGTACTCGCCGATCGTGATCTTCCCGCGCGCGGTCGAGCGACGCGTGCGCCGGATCTTCCCGCCCTCGCTCACCGTTTCGGCCATGCCGAGAAATTCGAGCACCAGCTTCTCGTGCCAGTACGTCGCCGGCTGCAGCTCGCCGTCGTCGTCCGGCACTTCCTCCGCGATCCGCGGCAGCACGACGCCGTGCCAGAACGCGCGCTGCGAGTCGAGCGCGTCGTGGTCGGGGCTGGTGACGATCACCATCAGCGGCTTGCCGCGGTCGATGAACGCCTGCGCGTGCGCCTTCACCACCTGCACGACGGACGCCCAGACCATCGGCGAGCGCAGCATGAACGCGTGAAAGAGTCGGTCAGACATCGTCATCCCTCCAGTCCGGCGGCAGGCCGCGCACCAGCCGCGCGCGCGCCGCCGCCTGCATCGCCTCGATCGTCGCCTGCGCGCCGAAGCTGCGCGGCGCGGCCGGCAACTCCTCCGGCTCCGGATCGTTTTCCGGTTCCTCGGGCAGCGCGCGGCCGGTGCGCCGCAGGATTGCGATCGCCTTCGGGAGCGCCTCCGACGACCGCATCGACGCCGCGCGGCGGTACAGCGCCTGGCGCTTCGGGTAGCCAAGGTTGTCGGGCAGCTTCGAGAACGCGCAGCCGATGGTCATCGAGTGCAAGATCGCGTCGAGGCAGATTCGGTCGCTGAAGCGCGACGGCGCGCCGCGCTGGTACACGTACGTGCTGAACAGCGGCTCGACCGCCTTCCATTCGGCGTCCGTCAGCGGCTTGTATGCGGCAGCTACCGTACTCATCGCGCCACCTCGATGAGGAACGGCTCGCGCACGCCGGCGGAAAACCGCTGCGCAGCGCAGAGCGCGGTGCGCACGCGCTGTTCCGGTTCCATGCCGCTCGTGCTGTAAAGCGAACCAAGCGCAAATTCCTGACCGCAGCCGCAAGCGTCGAAGTTGGTCGCGCTTTCACCGATCTGATAGTCATTTTCGACACGGAAGACGCGCCCGCGGTACGCGCACAGGAACGTGCCGCCTTCCTCTCGCTCGTTCTCGCGGTGCGCGAAGCCGCCCTTTTTCAGGCATTCGCGCACCGCGTCGACGAACGTCGTGCACATGAAGGCAAATGTGTCGACGCCCTCGCGGTGATCCGGAACCGACAAGCTATACCTGAGCAACTGGCCCATGCGGTAGGAAGTCGTGAAGCCGATCAAGAACGGCCCGACGCGATAGATCTTCGGATCCAGACGGTCCCATACCGTCCAGCCGCCGACACCAGCCGAATCGGCGCCCATGTAGATGCCCGTCTCATGTTTGACGGCCACGATGCAGGTCATGACGCCTCCTTTGGAGTGGCTCGGAAATACGCGACGTGCAGCCCGTCGCACGATTCCGCAGTCGTCCAGTCGAAGCCGTGCACCTCGCCGAGCGCGGTCCAGAAGGCTTCGGCGCCTTCGAACCTGTTCCAGCAGACCTCGCCACCGCGCTGGACCACCAGCAGCGCGGGCGGGTTGCACTGCTGCGTGAAGATCTCGTATTCCAGTGGCGACATCATGTACAGGCGTTTCGTCATTTCGTGACCTCGATGAGACCGCGCTCGATCAGCGCGATATGGGTTGCTGCGATCCATTCGAATGCGAGCTGTCGACGCTCGTCGCGGGTGTAGTGCGCACCTTGGTCGTAATCGCGGTGGCAGTCGGGACAGAGCGGGAACAGCGCGGCATCGCTCGCCTTCATCGACATGCCTTTGCCGTGCTCCGGCAGGTTCGAGTGCGCAGCCTGAGATGGGCCAGGTTTGCCGCAGCATGCGCACGGCAGCGATGCGACAGCGCGCCGATACCGCTCCGACCGGAAGGTGAGCGTTTTCGGGATTCCGACACCGATGAGGCGTGCTACCACGGCCACTCCTTCGGCGCGTCAGCGACCGGCAGGAACTCGCGTACGAGGAAGTGCCCGAAGCCGAACGGGATCCGCCACTCGCGCGCGACCAGCACGTCGCTGCGCGATTCCTCGTAGTACTGGGGCAGCGCGAACAGGCCGTCCGCGAGCAGCACCGCCTGCTGCGGCTGCAGCGCAGGGCCGCCCTGCTTCGTGTAGACGCCGTCGGCGCCCAGTTGAATCACAAATCCGCTCACGCTCCCTCCCCGCGCGCCGCCGCGCAGCGCTGACACACTTCGAATTTGCCGCGCTCGAGCAGCCCGGCCGGCCCGACCTCGAATCGGGTGTGACCGCACGCCGTCGTGACCGGCGTGATCAAAGTGGGTATTCCGTCGATCGATACCGCGCGCGGCGCTTCACGCCGGAACCAGTGCGCGCGGCGGCCGAACGCGGCGAGAACCGCATATCCTTCGCGCCACTGCAGCGCGACCGGCTGCCCGGCAGGTACGTCGGCGATGCGGCCGTTGAGGATGAGGCGTTCCATCAGGCCGCCTCTTCAACGTTGTCCGTCACGTCCATGGGCTGGCAGTACACACGACCGGCCCCGATGTCTGGCACCTTGACCAACCCGCGCGCCGCCGCGAACGGATCGCTGCACACCTTCCGACGCGCGCGGTAGCGCCGTGACTTCTCGGCGCCCGTCAGGCGCGCCGGCTCCGGCGCGTTTCGCCCGGGACCTGCGATGAACATCGGGACGGGCTTTCCGCCTGCGGCACGCCTGATCCACTTCAGGATGTGGAACGGCGCCGAAGGGCCAGCGACTTTCTTGTTGGCGTACTTGCAGACGCCCGCCCGCGACAAGCCTGTTCGCGCGATCAATTCGGGCGCCGTCCCGGGGCCGTTCTTCAGTTCTTCCGCGATCCGGTCCAGCACGTATCCCGGAACACCGCGGGCCGAGTGCGGGCGCGGGCCGAATTTCAGCTTCTTCTTCGCATGGGAAACCACTTGCTCATACGTGCGATCCCCGAACTCGTGGAGGTGTTCTTTCAGGCTGCCTTCAGCGAACCAGTACTTCCGCAGCAGCGCTTCTTGCTCGGCGGTCCACTTCATCACATGCCCTCCTGCTTCAGCCCGACGTGCAGAATCGCCAGCGCGTCGGC